TCCTTCCTTCCTGATTTCCAGCGGTTCAGCCGCAATTTCCGCGGCATTGTGCAGGGCATCACGGTCAAGCTGACGGGCAGCACCAGCCCCACCAAGGTCACCATCCGGGTCTGTGCAGATGCAGCCGGTGATGAGGTCCTTGTGCCTGACACCGAGGCAGACCTGGTGGCAGGGGTGACCACTGCGGGCACCAAGAGCGCTACCTTCCGGGTAGACCTTCCGCTCTGGCAGGACCAAGGTGGACCGGGCAACGGTACCCTGTACCTGTTTGCCAAGGTGGACAACGCGACAGGCACGCCCAAGCTCGCAGCCACAGACATCTTCTGGCAGGAGTGACCCATGCCAATCACTCCGTGCTTTGACCCCACCACAGGGGCGTCAGGCGGTGCCAGTGGGGGCGGCGGAGCTGCAGCAGCAGTCACGCCACCCAGCCCCACCAGTGAGAGCAAGGCAGCAGGGGCAGCCCTGACCGCAAAGACCTTCGGCAGCTTCACAGACCCAGGCGGTGTCATCAATTCGTACTCGGCGGTGACAACCACAGCCACAGGCTCAGCAAGCTGGTCGGGCAGTGGGCTCGGGGCCTATACGCCCAGCTCGTCGGATGGTGACTCGGGGACCTTGAGCCTGAACGCACTATCTGCCACGGGGCAGGTCCTGGCCACAGCGGTGCACAGCTACGACCGGGCAAGCCCTGCAGGGCCGTCCTGGGTGGTGACCTCGGACACTGACCTCACAGCTCTGCCCAGCACCACCCTCAATGCTGGCTCGCAGGTGGTGTCAGGTGTGACCCTGGTGTGTGACAGCGCAGGAGAGACCGTAGGGGGCGGCGCAGGCCTGACGGCAGCAGCAAGCGATGCATCTTATTTGGATGTGAGTTCGTTCTTCTCGGGCGAAAATCCCCGGCTGGTCGAAATCAAAATTGTCAATGCGGCATGGGGCGGAACTGGCACCGGGCACGCTGTGCGCGGCCGCTTCTTCACCGACACATCAGGAACCGGGCCAGCGGCGCAGACTCGGTATTACCCAAACAGCGGTAACCTCCGATTTCAAGCACAGTGGCAGCCTCGGTATGCGGGCAGCAGCGGGTCATTTTCGACCAGCGGCGGCAGCTACGACCACACTGGCGACGGGGCGGTGCTCACATGGTACTCCTACATCGCGATGGTGCGAGGCACGTACTACGTTTGGATTAGTAAGACGGTAGACGTGCCGACCAGCCTGGAGGACCTGCTGACCCCGGACGCATTCACCTGGGTTGTTGGTGTGAATGCCTACTCAGCACTCGGCACAGCGGCCTACCTGCCCGCCACTGCGCTGGCTGGTGTCTTCAATCAGAACGCTGGCAGTAAGGGATTGATTGAAAACGTCCGCACCTTGGAGTTCAAATGAGTCACGCCCCCACAGAAGTGCAGCCCTGGGTTCTGGATGGTGGGGCTGTTGACATCCCCTGCGATGAGGTCTTGGCCTACTGGCGCGCAGATGATGAGACCTCTGACATCGAGCTGTCCGACGGCTCTGTGGTTATCTCTTCTCGAACTCCCCCCCCTGATGCGGAAGCAGTCAAAGCAGACATCCAGGACCGAGTTGCCAACGGTGAAAGCACCCCAGTCCTCGCTTCCCATCTGGATGCCATGGGCTACCGGGCTGCGCTGCTGGCCTGGGCCACAAGGGACTGACATGGATGATGGCACCCTACTCACCCTCGCCACCGGCCCCACTTCGAGCTTGATTCTGCTGCTCGGCATGGCGCTCGGGCTGTGGCGGTTCATGACTCAGACGGTCATACCTGCCGCTACTCGTTGGGTAGATAGCCACCTGGCGCAGGTGGACCGCCTGATTGACGAGCACGGGAAGGACAGAGAAGCGTGGCTGCAGTCAATGAAGGACTGCAGAGAGCAGTCTGACCGCATTGAGCGGAAGGTGGGCGGCCTCTATGGGCGCATCGATGCGCTCAAGGATGCAGGCTGATGCCAGCTCGTCGTATCAAGAAGGGCGAGACCGGCTTTGGCCGCAAGAAGTTCGTAGCCACAGGCACGTATCAGGGGAAAAAATACACCGTCCGGTTTGGAGACCCTGACATGGAAATCCAGCGGGACAACCCAAAGAAGCGGAAGGCCTTCCGAGACCGCCACAACTGCAGCGACCCTGGGCCGCCCAACAAGGCTCGATTTCACAGCTGCAAGATGTGGAGCTCCAAGCCGGTGAGCAAGATAGCCAAATGACTTGGGCTTTCTCATCGCGCAGCATGCAGCGCCTGAACACCTGCCACCCTGACCTGGTCCTGCTGATGACTGAGGCCCTGTCTGACCCTGCCTGCCCGTCTGATATCAGTGTGCTCGAAGGCTACCGAGGGGAGGAGCGGCAGAACCAGATGGTGGCAGAGGGCAAGAGCCAGCTCAAGTACCCCAGGAGCTTCCACAACAGACAGCCGAGCATGGCTGTGGATGTCGCGCCCTACGTCGGCGGGATTACTTGGGACTGGAAGTATTACCACCCGCTCGCAGCTCACATCAAGGCAGTTTGGGCTCGCTTGCAGTCCGATGGCCGCGTGAGTGCAGGCCTTAGACTGGAGTGGGGTGGGGACTGGACCTCATTTGCTGACGGACCACACTGGCAACTTGTGAGCGCATAGCCATGGCAGACGACGCATGCACCAAGGAAGTGAAAGCCCAATTTAAGGTCTGGCCATCGGCTCGGGCCTCGCAGGCTGTGGCAAAGTGTCGCAAGCGGAAAGGCCAGGTCAGAAAGGGAAAGAAGGGCGCAAGCCTGCGCAGGTGGGCGCGGGAGAAGTGGGTCGACAAGAAGACCGGCAAGCCTTGCGGCCACTCTGGAGACTCTAAGAGTCAATACTGCCGCCCCACCAAAGTGGTCAGCAAGAAGAAGACTCCCAACACGAGAGCGTCAAAAAAAGACGTACAAGACGCCCTGTTTGCCAAACGGTCAGGCAAGCGCGCCAAGTCCAAACGCACACCCAAGAGGTAGTCATGAAGCCGAAAAGAAGAGAGCAGCTGAGAAGACTGGGGCGCGCCCTGGTGGTCGGAAACCGTCAGACCATTGTGTCTGTCCTGGATGCAGTCATTGAGCCCAAGAGCCTGATGTGGGAACGTATCAGCGACCTGGCCATTGGCTACGTCGTGGACGCCCTGATTGAGGGGCGCGGTGATGTAGTCGAGGGGGTCCGTGAGGCCCTTGACCAACTGGAGGGATGATGCCGCTCAAGCCTGGGAAGTCCAAGACGACCGTCGCCAAGAACATCGCAAAGCTGCGCAAGGAGGGCAAGTCCAAGAGGCAATCGGTCGCGATTGCCCTAAACAAGGCGGGCAAGTCGCGACCGAAGAAGAAGACCCCGAGCTACTAGAACGGGTAGTCGTCTGCACTGTGTGAGGCTGCAGGCCGGTCCGGTGCTGCTTCTTTCGGACCGCAGAAAGCCCAGTCTGAGACCTTGACCTCCAGGGAGAAGCCGGTACTGCCGTCTCGCTTCTCGTAGGTGCGGAGGCTGGGTTCGCCGTTGACGGTCACCCACTTGCCCTTGTCCAGATGCTTGGCAGCAGCCTCGGCACGCTTGCCAAACAGAGTGCAGGTCCACCAGCTCGTCTGCTTATTGTCTCCCCAGCCCGTGTCATTGGGCAGGGTCAGGTTGCAGATGGTGGTCCCGCTGTGGGTTTCGCGCACTTCGGGGGGGCGCGCCAGGCGCGCTGTGATTGTGATGTATGCTGGCATGATGTCCTCTTTCAGGTCTTGGGGTGAGTGTAATAATCGGGCACCTCAATGATGCGCCGCTTCTGGTAGCCGGGCCAGTGGCCCATGGTCATACAACCGTCGTACAGGTCTGCGAGGTCTCGATACAGTGCAGCGGTCTCCATGATGGTGTTCGGGCCGAGCTCGCAGGCAACCACGTCATGGGGGGCAGCGGTCCGGGCGTACAGCGCGATGAGCTGCACCTGGTTGCGCCCCATCGGCGCGTACATGGACCAGGCTGCCTGCAGGTAGTGATAGAGCTGCAGGTGCACCCGGTACCGGCCAATGGTGTGGGTGATGCTGTGCTCGTCAAGTTCGCTGCTTGTGGTCTTGAGGTCCACGATGATGAGCCCATGCTCATCGGAGTAGTGCAGCAGGTCCAGCTTGGCTTTGCAGGGGCCGTAGAGGCCCTGCCAGACGATTGCGCGCTCCACCTGGGTACCAGGATGCCCGAGCAGCTTCTGCAGCAGGGGATGGCGCGTAGCGAACGCAGCGACCGCCAAGGCGCGGCCATGTTCTTCTGCAGTCAGAATGTCACGGTCTGCCTGCTCGGCTGCCCACTCCTTGAATGCCTTGGTTCGACGGTTGCCCGGTCCCTCCCAGACGGCATAGCGCTCGGTGAACTGCTCAGCCTCGAAGGTCAAGCAGTGGATGGCCGAGCCCAGGGTCATGGCTGCGGTCTGTTTGGGTGGGTTTGCCAAGTGGTAGCGGTACTGCATGGGGCTCTTGGCAAGCTCCTTGAGCGCTGTGGCGTTCATGGCAGGGAACGCGAAGTAGTCGGCATCAGTCCAGAGGGCTGTCTGCTCGTGGCTCGGGATGGTCATGCTGTCCTCTCTTGGTGGATGTGGTGAAGCACGGCAGCAAGGGCTTGCCATGCGTGGGTAGTGACGCCCCACAAAGGTCCTTCATGGGTGTGGTGGTGTTTGTCCGGGTCAATGCCGTGCAGCTCACAGACGCGGCGCCTGATGGCGCTGTCTGACTTGCCCAGCAGCTTCTTGACGTCCTTTCGGTGCGCTGCATGGACCTGCAGCTCGTGGATGCTGGCGTATTCCCAGATGCGGCCCAGCATGACTGTGGTGTGAATCACAGACCAGCTGGCCGGCCCTGGGTGGGTGTGCTCAAGCACTACGATGGGATGGTCATTGGCCAGCGCTGCGATTGTGTACCGGGCTCGGGTGGGGGAGGCTTTGCCGTCTGCCAGCGCAACCACTCCAACATCCTTTCCCCTCGGCACACAGTAGACCACCAGGCCGAGAGACTTGGGGCCAGGGTCAATGCCGATGTAGATGCTGGCGTCTTTGTAGGGGTCGGCCATCGCTACACCTGCTCGGTGATGGTTGCCTTGATGACCTTGAGGCCGTTGCTGTGCGCAAGCCAGTCATGGCACCGGCTGCGCTGCTCGGGCGTCATGCCCCCAAGCCGGGGGCGCTTGCTCTTGTCTGCCCATGCGTTGAAGTTCTCGACGGTCAGGCCTGCGCTCTGCAGCTCGTCTGCAATCAGTGCAGACCAGTCTTTGCCCGCCACGAATGACACCGAGGCGAAGGCCCGCTCTGCAGCGGTTGGGATGGATGTCTCGGGCACCTGGCGCCGCTGCTGCTGTGGGGCGCGTCGGCTGGCAGCGTTGCCATCGTCGTCTTCCACGGGCAGCCCCATGATAGACTGCAGGGCATAGCGGCGCAGGTAGGTGATGGCCGACCCTACAGCCTGCGCATCCTGCTTCTTGCCCATGGGCGCTGCCACAGTGCTGCTGAGCATCTGGCCCGAAGTGTGGCCCAGCACAGTGGTGAGCTCCACATGGGAGCCCTCAAGGTGGGGCAGCTGCAAGACGGTGATGCCCTGCGCATTGAGCACAGGGACCACAGCATCAAGCACAGCGGTCAGGCTGGCGTAGCTGCTGCGGTAATGCGGGTTCTTGCTGTCCTTGACCGCTGCCCCCATGGAGGCCTGTGCCTTGCACAGAGCGGCAAACAGCTGCTTGGTGTCGTCGGTGATGGTGTACTGCATGTCTTGTGTCCTCTGTGTCATTGAAAGTTCTGCTCGAAGTCGGAACGGGTCAGGCGCTTGATGGCAAGCATTCCAGTGTCCGCGCCTTCTGGCTCACCGGGCTTGTAGTAGTGCTTCGCACCGCCAGAGCGGTACCGAACGAAACCGACCGAGTGCAGGGCAGAAGCTAAGCTCAAGCCGAATCTCTGGGCGGACAGATTGTGGTCAATGGCTGCAGCGAACTCCCCCACCGTAAATCGGTTGCGCTTGCCCCCCCTGTTTGCATCGTAGGCCGTCTGCGCGCACTGAGTGAACCAGTCGAGGTACTGGAACTCACCATTGGCCTTCCGCTGCCAGGCGCTTTCTTGAGCGTCAAGCCACCACTCCTGCCCCTGCTGGAAGTAGTGATATGCCTCGGCAAGCATCTGGTCTCGGTACTTCCCGAGCCATGCGAGGTCTGCGCGCTCTCCTGCGCACTGGATGACCCAGTACCTACGGCTGCCCGTTCGGTCTCTGAGGACGTCCTGCTCGTTGCTGCTCATGGTGATGACCGTGTGGCGGCGGTAGGTGCGCATCTTCCGGCCAAACGGGGGACGGAAGCGGTCCACAGCCGAGGTGATGAAGGCCTTCCGGGTCTCCTGGTCGGCTGTGCTGCTGCCAGCCATCTCGGCATCCTCGTAGATGAGAGCGCCATAGAGCTGCAGATAGCAGTCCTTGTCCTTGATGTTAAAGCGGGTGTCTGAGTACAGCTCCTCCTGACCTGGCCAATTGGCCCACTCCCGCCACACGCTTGACTTCCCCCACCCCTGTGGCCCGATTAGCAAGGCGCAGGTGTGAAGCTGGCACCCAGGCGAGAAGAGGCGCGCCATCAGGCCGATGACCCACTTGGCGCTATACACCCGGTAGATGGGCAGGTCTTCGGTGTGACAGACCTCCATCAGCCAACGGTCAATCCGAGGGCAGCCGTCCCACTCCAGGCTCTTGACGTACTCCTGCACGGGGTTCCTGGCGTTTTGCTTGGCGACGAACTCCACCGAGGAGAAAAGGAGGTCTTTGCCAAGGCGCCACTGCCAGTCATAGGCCGCTTCCATGTGAGTCACCACCCGCACCCAGATGGTGTCTTCTACGGGTTCATGTCCGTCCATTTCTCGCTGTCGGAACTCGTCAAACCACAGGTTGAAGGCTCCGTCATGGGTGAGCATGGTGTGGAGGTTTGTCACTGTGTTGAGAATCTTGCCCGCTGTGCCGTCCCTCTTCGGGGGGGCTCGGTGCAGGTCAACCAGGCCCGGAGTCGAGCTCGGTCGGTAGCTATTCCAGTAGGTGGTTGCCTGTGGGGCGCTGTAGTACCTGGCGCGCCCGTCTGGTTCCCTGTGGAAGAAGCCCGACCCCACCGAGGTACCACCGAACGGGCAGATGACCTTGAGCCGTTCCCCCGGTGCGAGGGCATCGGCAAGCTGCTGCCATGCTCTGCCGTCTGCAAGGCGCTGAGACCGAAAGTCTACGTCTACACTCTTTGCCTGTCTCGGTCGCTTCCGGCTCGGCACGGGGCTGGGCTTGACCTTCGCCTTGTCGTTGGCTGTGAGCTGCCCCTGCCTTCTCCACTGCTCGCGCAGGCGCCCTACGGTGTCCGAGTCCAGCAGCGTATCGGAGGCGCCGACCACATCCACGGACTGCATGCGCCAGCTGCACTTGGTGTTCTGGCTACCCGGTGCGCGAGCAAGGCGCGCCCCTACATCGTGCGTCCGGTCGTATGCTTTGTGGTAGGTGGTCAGGGGTGGGTGGAAGCCCTGCGCCATCTCGGCTGCCTGGCGGTTGCACTCGTCCACAACTGCGGCATGCAGCTCGGTGAGAGCGCCCTTCTCGGTCCGCATGGGCTCCGAGACAGCATAGTGGAAGTGGAAGCCCCACCCGCTGCAGATGGTCAGGGTCGGCGGTGCGCCCATCACAGATTCGAGGATGCCACCCACATCCTGCAGAAGCAGGTCAAGGAAGGCCTGCCGCTGCTCCTCGGGCATCTGATACATGTGGGCTTTGCGGTCCTGCGCTCGGTCGGGCAGCGCCTGCCCCCGAGCCAGCCGTGCCGAGTCGACCAGGCCGAGAAGGTCAAGGTCAAAGAAGAGGGAGGTGACCCCCTTGCAGTTCTCGACGCTGCGACCCCTGCCCCGATTGTCTACGGCGCCTCGGTGGAAGTATCCGGTGCTGATGTAGTCCCCACCCTTGAGGGACTGCTCCACGTAGCAGCAGCCCTCTGGGGGCGTAGGCCATACGGAACGGACACGGGTGTCAGGGTGCTGCGCGTTCATTGTCATTGGTCCCCGTAGGGGAAGCGCACACAATGCTCCTCCCCATGCTCGGCTGCGAGCTTAGCAAGTCTCTGCATGCGCGCCTTGGCTACCGCGAGATTCAGCTGTGCCTGCTGCAGGTCCTCCTTGGCTCTTTCCAGCAGGCTGAGCGCTCGCTTGATGTCCTCGGAGGCGTGGTAGGCATCGGAGTCCGCGCGAGACAGGGCACCGCGCACACTTGTCCATCGGTCAACCATCGGTCACCTCAGTACCGGCTGCAGCCTGACAAGCCAGCTCTTCGCGCCACTCACGGAGGAGCATGCGCGCCTGAGCCATTCGCATTTCCTGCTTCTTGTTCAGGAACAGCTTGATGCGGGCAAAATGCACCTTATGCATGTAGCCCTCTTGGTCGGCTACAATCATGTATTCACCAACAGCATGCAGGATGATGCCGGGCTTAGCCTTCTCCTTTCCATCGCTTTGCTTCTCAAGGAACGAACAGCTTAGTGCCTCACCCATCGGTCACCCCTGCGAGGCGCTGCAGGTGCTTGCGCTCAATGCGCCGCTGCAGGTCAGTAGAGACGAACGGGGCAACCACATCCTCAAGGTACTCGGGGACGGTCATGCCTGCGAGGCCTGCAGCTACCCGGAGGTCTGCCGCCAAGCTCGGGCTGAGTCGGGGGCGGTAGGGCTCAGTGAGTTGCGACATCATCGGCCCCCATGCGAGACGCCACAGCAGCCTCGACGGCTTCTGCGACTGTTGCCCCCGTGCCGTGTCCGGTCTTGGTGCGGTTGCTTGCGTAGATGCGGCAGCTGTACTCTTGCTTCCGTCGCACCCAGGAGATGCGTACCTCTGGGCTGTCAAGGGAGGAGAGTGCCCCACGGATAAGTTGCTCGATACCAGTCATGACTTGTCCTCTGATAGTTGGGTGATGGCGTCCACGAGCTGCGGGACCAGGTGTGCAACCTGCAGCTCAAGAGTGTTGATGCGCTTGCACAACTGCGCATGGGTAAGGCCAAAGGCGCAACCAGCCAGCATGCCGAGGCGCTGCTCAAGGCGCTGCAGTTGCTGGATGATGTCGCTGTGGATGTCTGCGCTCGGTTCGTCGGTCATACTGCACCCTCTTTGCGGTACGGCTCAATCTTGTCATCTGCGACCTGCATCATCTTGGCGATGAGTGCTCGACCTGCGAACCCGAGGTCAGGCCACCATTGGCCCACCATCTCAAAGAGCACAACAGACGGCCACTGCTCTTTGAATGCTGACTGCTGAGCAACCGACTCGTGCCACTCGGCCACCTGCTTGAGGTTGGCCTCAAAGAATGGGTGCAGCTGGGCCTGAGCTTCTGCCAGTGTGGACTCGGGCCAGCTCAGCAGGTTGTACCGGTCTTTCAAGTCGTGGCAGTTGATGCACAATGCTTGCACATCCTGTCCGCCCCTCCTGCGGGGTACTGGGAAGTGGTCCCACTCTCCCCGAGCTCCGCAACTGCGGCCACAGAACGCGCAGCCCGTGTCCTTGCTTGGTCTCATGCGAACATCCACAGGGTCATGCAGATGAAGATGGAGACAACAGCGGCGAACTCTTCGAGGTTCTGACGGGTCATGGTGTCCTCTCTGGAAAGTGCCCCGGAGCACCTGCAAAGCGTGACAGGTTGAAAGGGTGGGGTGGTGCCCCGGGGTGGACGCTACATGTACCCAGTGGAGCCAATGGGCGCAAGGGGTCCAATGGACCCATCTATGTCATAGTTGTGTCACAGGCCCCCAAATTGCCCAAAGTCTTGACCCTCCAACCCGTCCCCATTCAAGAACCGCCTATAGTGGGGTTCGTAGCAAAAGGGACGGGTTAGGGCTTCCAGAGACTTTCCCAAATTTGCTTGGTTTTTCACTCCAGTAGAATCTCACCAAGACCCGTCCCTTTGTTGAGAAGCCCATGGATAGGGTACAATGGATAGGGACGGGTTGTATCGTCAAGACTTTGCTCTATAAGGGGTATTACGTATGCCAAAGACCAGCGGGACCATGACAGAGCAGCAGCTCCTTGAGGCTGTGGCGAAGCTCGCCCCAGAGGCCATCAGCTGCATTGAGCGCACCCTCCAGGGCAGCGTCAGGCCAAACAAGGCGCAGGCCGACTGCGCCTGGCGCGTACTGGACTGGAGCAAAGCAGCAGCAGCAGCACGGGCAGAGAGCGAGGAAACAAGCCCCGACGTCAAGGAGCTGGAGAACGTGCTCAGCCTCGTTGGGGAGTGGTGAGACTGTAGGACAAGTGTGGGACACTGTGGGACAGTGATAGATTGAGGGGCAGAGGACCCCATGAGCATCTACATCCCCCCGAGCATCCCCGAGCGTCTGCACCCCAAGGTCATCGGCCTGGTGGGTGACCCTTCCGAGTTCTGCAGGCTTCACCGCGTGCAGGACAAGGACAGCAAGCGAGAGATACCGTTCGCCCCGCTGCCGATGCAGACAAAGATATTCAACGCGGTCAAGCGAGGGCACAACCGCATCCTCTGCATCAAAGCCAGGCAGGTAGCAGCTACGACGGCCTGCAAGATGGTGCTGCATCAGCAGTGGATGTCGACCCCCTCGGCTGCCCTGTACGCCCTCGTGTCACTACGGGCCGAGTCTGCCACGGCCCTGCTCGATGACAACCGCCGATGGCTACACCACCCGCCTGCCATCCTGCAGCGCCAGCTTGACACGCGCGCTAAAGGCGAGCTGCGCCTGGCAGACACTGGGGCAAGCCTCAAGGCTTTCACGAGCAGAAGCTCTACAGGCCTGCGCAGCTTCTCCCCTGCCGCTGTGCTGCTGTCTGAGTTCGCCTTCGCGCTTGACCAGGAGGAGCTACTTGCGCAGGCGCTGTCTGCTGTGGGTGATGGGCTGCTCATGATTGAGTCGACAGCGAACAACCCAGGGGACCGGTTCAGCGAGCTCATCGCAGGCGCCCCAGAGAACGGCTGGCACCTTATCACCCACTGGTGGCACGAGGAGCCCCGCTACACAGACGCGGACCCGGAGCACTTCGAGCACACAGAGGGAGAGGCGCAGCTCGTCAAAGAGCACCGGGTGACAGATGGGCAGCTCGCATGGCGCAGGCGCTACCTGGCTACCCTCGGCCCCTACAAGTTTCGACGGGAATACCCGGCCTGCCTTGACGATTGCTTCCTCGGCCGAGAGGGTGGATATTACGGGGAGGAGGTCCTACAAGACATTCACGTCATAGACCACGAGCTGCACGGGAAGAAGCATGGCCGAGAGATTGAGGCGCCCCACCCGCATGACCGATACGTCATGGGTGTGGACATCGGCGGGGGTGTGGGCGGTGACTACTCAGCCCTCTGTGTCATATCGGTATCCACGATGCAGCCGGTCTACACCGAGCGCAGCAACCGAGTCACCCCAGCAGCCTGGGCGCACCGCTGCATACAGGTGGCAAGTCGGTACAACAAGGCGCTGATGCTCGCCGAGAGCAATAACCACGGGCATGCCTTCCTTCTGGAGGTCTCGCACTGTGGCTATCGGGAGCAGTGGCGAAACCCACAGGGCAAGCCCTGGGTAACCTCGCTGCAGTCCAAGCTTGACGCCTTCGATACCCTGCGCGAGTCCCTGCAGGTGGTCAAGGTCATGGACCGGGTGACATGGATGGAGCTGCGCAGCCTCACCATCCCCCCAGGGAAGGTCGCACCAGAGGCCCCGAAAGGCGGCCATGATGACAGCGCCATGGCCATGGCGTTAGGGTACCGCTGCATCCGCGATATTCCGTCCTCCTGGCGCACACATGCGCTACAATCGGGCAGAACTCGCATCGATGACCTTATCCAGGCAAGCCGAGCCAGGCGCATCCGGTCCCACAACCTGCCATTCTGAGAGTGCCCATGCTGACCCCTGAGCAGTGTCAAAGTATCTGCAACCAGCACGACCTCTACTGGGACGGCAGGCGCGACGAGCTGCGTATGCTGCGCAATCTCTACATGACTCGGTTCTTCAAGAACGACCAGCCGGTGATGGACGGCCTGATGCGTACCGAGGTCCCGAAGGCTTACGCCGTAGTGGAGAGCTACCTCGGCTCCCTCTACGCAAAGAACCCCAGCGTGGAAGTGCAGGCAGACATCCGGGGCAGAGGCAACCCGGAGGTAGCCGAGGCCACAGCCAATACCTACCTGCTCACCATCCGAGAGCAGCTCGAAGACGCTACCCGCCTGGCGCTCATCTACCCGGCAGGCTTCATCAAGCTGGCGCCTGTGATGTCTGCGGACCCCCTCAAGCGGGTGAGCTGTGCAGCGCTGCCCCCATGGGAAGTCATCGTAGACGCCACGTCCAGCAGCTGGGAGCAGCAGCGATACGTGGGGCACGTCTACCTCATGCCCCTGCTCGAAGCCTCGCAACGCTATGAAAAGTCCGTTGACGAGCTGCGCGCGCGCTCCTACTCCAAGTGGATTGAGAGCACAGGCATCGCAGGAAAGGACCAGATTCTGGGCCTCGGTGACCCCACACAGACCCCACCCGAGGAGCAGTGGGTCAGGGTGGTGGAGCTATACGACCTTCTGGATGATGCCTTGGTGGTGTGGTCGCCAGACTATGCAGACGGGCAGGAGCATCTTTTCACTGGGGTGAAAGTTCAAGTGGGTGCTCTTGACCCGGATGCCGCTGCAGACCAAGAGCGCCCAGATGCCGAGACCGAGCACGAGACGACCGGTATTCCCTACAAGACCGCCAACGGCAGGCCTGTGGTTCCCATCATCCCGCTGTATTTCTCGCGGGACCCGGACACCCCTCTGCGCGGCTACTCGCTGATTCGACGGTCACAGGACCAGTTCATCGAGCTGAACCAGTTGCGCAGCTACCAAGCCAACGGAGTGCGGCGCATGGCCCGGCAGTGGATGGTTCGGGCTGGGTTCCTGTCCGAGGATGCAGCCGCCAAGGTGGCGCAAGGCATGGACGGGGAGTTCATCGAAGTGGACCTGCAACCAGGCGCCCCCCTTGAGGGCAACATGCTGCCCGTACCTCAAGCGCCCATCCCTGCAGACATCACAATCTACGCGCAGACCGTGCAGTCAGACATTGACCAAGCCGGACTCCTGGCGCCCTTCACTCGTGGAGAGGTCACCAAGTCCACAGCCACAGAGCAGCAGCTCCTCGCGGCGTACACCAGCAGCGAAGTGGGCAGGATGGCGCGCACCCGTGATGGGGTCATTACGTCCATTGCTCGCACCTTCAACATCATGCTGTCTGTGGTCCTGGGTGAAGAGGCCGAGCCACTGAGCCTGCCCAACCCGGTAGGCCCCACCATCCTGTCAGCCGATGACCTCACCGGGGACTTTTCCTACTGGGCCATCGATGCAGGCACCACACCCATGAGCGACCTCACAAAGCAGCAGGCCCTTGAGCGCTTGACTCCGCTGCTCGTGCAGCTCGGCGCAGACCCTGCGCAGGTGCTCGGTGAGATTGTGCGCACCTACCAGCTGCCCGAGTCGTTTGCCCAGGTTGCAGAGCCTGAGCCACTGGCCGAGCAGCCTGCCCCCCTTCCGTTCCCATCAGCGGGGGGCATCCCCCCAGGAGACCTGTGACATGCCCCTCGTGATTGCAACAGAAGCCCCCCAGGGCATGCCCGGAGACCTCGCAGCCCTTGCAGAGGAGCAGGATGCCGTCATCGGTGATGAAATGGCTGCCCTCGTGCCTCGGCCCGAACGCCCCTACAGCGCCAAGGTGTACACAGCGCTTGCCAAGGCCATCGCCAAGGCAGCCAAGGTCATGGGGCTGGAACTGACCGCTGAAACGTACAGCGGGCCTGTGGAAGAAATGGACGCCGATATCGCGCGCTTCCTGGCCATGATGGCAGCAGCTGCCGAGGACTACGGTAAGCCCTTCCCGGTGGAGCTGTCTGAAATCAAGGGAGACAGCGAGCTCACCGCCATCACTGCTGCCCTGCTGGCCCTCGGCAAAGACAGGGCATTCGCTGAGTTCCTTGATGCCCCTGCAGAGCCCTCCGAGGTCATCGAAGAAGAGACCATGATGCCAGACGGTGAGATGGAAGAAGAAGAAGAAGAGGTCTTTGACTTCGGCAAGCGTATGCGGCGCCGCTGATGGCATTCTCCAGCATCAGGGCGCGCCTGGCGCAGCTTTTCGGGTTTGGCAAGCGCCCGAAGACAGTCATCCCCAAGTCAAGGGCGCAGGCCTACTACCGCTCCTATGAGGGTGGGGTCATGGGCAACCTGGTGCGAGCCATCGAAAGCAAGCAGCCAGTGACCTTCTTCTACAAGGACAAGTGGCAGCCGGAAGGCACACCCGGAGCACTCGGGCAGCGAGTGGGTAACCCACACGCCATCTGGCGCGGCACAAACGGGCGCACCTATCTGCACCTGTATGTAGACCCGCAGAGCGCCACAGCCACAGGCGGCCTGCCTGGGTGGCGTACCTTCCTCGTCAATCGAATCCAAGGGGTGAGCGTGTTGGAGCTTGGCTCATCCTTCTTTGGCCGGCCTGTGCGCTTTGTGACTGCGCCAGGTTGGAACCCCAGCTGGTATCGGCGAGTGGGTCAACCCATCAAGCTCTTGGAATAGAGGACACACATGAGTCATGAAAGCGTAGCCGAGCAGGTGCTTGCACAAGTGCAGGAAGCCCATCCCGAGACAGCAGAAGCCCCCCAGGCCGAGGCCCCAGAGGTCAGCCCCGAAGTGCAGGCGATGGCAGACGCCATGGCCGAGGACGGGCCAGAGGTGGAGATTGAGGAGCAGGCCGAGGGAGAGGCCCCGAAGAAGCGCGGGCTATCCTGGGAGCAGGCCGTCAAGTCTGTGCCCCCGGACATCGCCAAGCTGATGCGCAGCATGCAGGCCGACTACACTCGAAAGACGCAAGAACTCAGCGAGCAGCGAAAAGACTTCATTCGGGAACGTGAAGCCCTGATGAAGGGTAAAGCAGCCATCGAAGCGCCTGCCGAGCTGCCCGAGTACGACCCGTTCGATGAGGCCACCATCAACGCGCGCATTGAGGCAGAGGTTGCCAAGAGGCTGCAGCAGGTGCTTGAGCCCATGCAAGCCGAGTATGAGCAGATGGCAGCGCAGGATAGCTACAAAGCCTTTCTGCAGGAACATCCCGAGTTCGAGACCGACACGGGCCTGCGCTCCGAAGTGCAGAGCCTGCTTGAGGCCAATGAGTCACTGGACCTTGAGACCGCCTATTGGGCAGCTCGTGGAAAGAAGGCGAGGGCAGAAGCGGCGCAGGCCAAAGAGACACGGAGCGCCAGGCGCAAGGCTCGCCAGGAGGCAGCCCTCAAGGGCACCGGGACACCGAGGCGCGGAGGAGCGGGCAGGGTGCCAGGACGAAAGGACCTCAAGAGCATGTCAGCGGCAGACATCCTGGCAGTGGCTCAGGCTATGCACCGCAAGTAGGGCCGTGATATAGTCCCCCCATGTGAGGCCACCCCATTGTGGAGCCTTGCGCGTTTGGCACTGTGACGACCACAGCACGCCCCATCCCGCAAGCATCAATCCACAATGGAGGCCAACGTGGCTCCCCAGTCAGTTATCAGCACTACGCTGCAGCTGTTGCGCGATAAGCTCGTCGACAACAGCTTTCTCGCACATCCCCTCTTCCGCGCCATCGAGCAGGCCGGCAACCTCGTCAAGGTCTCCGGTGGCCTTCGAGTGGAGCAGCCTGTCATCTTCGGCGAGCACTCCAGCATCACCGAACTGAGTAACGGGTTTGAGCCAGTCTCGATGGCTGTCACTGACCCATTTCAGTCAGCGAAATTTGAATACGCAAATTTCACCCAGCCCATCATCCTTTCCGCCGTCGAGAAGGCAGCCAACAAGGGTGACCTCGCAGTCGTAAACATCCTCGAATCGAAGATGAAGAACGTCATGCTGGGCCTGAAGAAGGAAGTCTCCAAGCAGGTCATCGCAGGCAGCTCGACTACGCTGACCACCCTGCAGACCCTCAACGGCATGACGACTGCAGCCGGCACCGGCTGGCTCGAAGGTGTCGCTGCTGCGAGCCAGCAGAACACCGTGGGCGGACTCTCGAAGGCCACGTACCAGGCTCAGAACTGGTTCAACCAGTTCTTCAACTCTGGCGCCAACTTTGACCTGTCGCATCTCGACCAGCTCATGATTGATTGCCAGATTCGGAACCCCTCGGGCGAGTTCCCCGACATCATCCTCATGTCGCCCAAGTGCTTCGCCGCCTTCCAGGCCAAGCAGCAGAGCTTTGTCAACTACGTGAGCGCAGGCGACCGCGAGAGCCTTGACCGCGACATGGTCGCCATGTGGCGCGGCGCGCGCATCTACGTGGACCCGAACCTCGGTTTCACCGCGCAGAGCCCTGCCCTGCCCGTCTCGGCCTACGTCCTGAGCAGCAGCAACTTCCAGCTGTATGCGGACAATGACGGCTTCTTTGAAGTCGGCGACATGATGCCCGTTCCCGGTACCGCTACCGAAGCTGCGATGGTTTTCTGTCGCATGCAGTTGGTGACGGGCCATCTCGCCAGTCATGGCGTTCTTCTCAACGCGGAGGCCTGAGTCATGGCTACTTCCACTCTCGTTCAGTTCCTCGGTGACGGCATCACCACCCCGACCGGGGCAGGCGCCGACACTTCCAACCGCCGCCAGGTGGAGACCTTCATCAGCGGCGCCGCAATCACTGCGGGTGATGTGGTCATGCTCGACACGAGCAAGACCGGCGCAGACCGCGCGCTCTACATCAAGCAATGCGCCAACGTCGGAACCGGCAATCCGCTGGCCATTGGCGTGGCTCTCAATGCTGCAGCTGCAGCTGGTGAGCAGGTGCGTGTTGTGGTGTCCGGCTACGTTGAGGGCGTCGACTGCCAGAACGGTACCATCCTCATCGGCGCTGCTCTTTCCGCAGGGAAGACAGCGGCTGGGGAAGTCGACACAGCTGCAGCCAGTGACACCGCTGGCCTCTTTGCTGTTGCCCTTGAGGCGAAGGGTGCAACGACTGCCAACAAGGTCGCCATCCACATCCTCAAGCGCTTCTGAGTCCCCCCCGGGTGGCAGCGCTCTCATGTCCTCTTGAGCCTGCCACCCTGCCCCATCGGTTACCTGCTCGGGCCGGTGGGGCACCTTTCCATGAGTCCAAGGGAAGCCCATGAATCTCGGTGAACTGCTCGACTTCTGCGGCAACCTGCTGGACTACGACCCGAGCAATGACACATACCGTTCGCAGCTCGTGAGCCTGCTGAACGATGCGCAGACGCGGACGCTCACAGACCGCCCCTGGGCCTTCGCCTCACGGGACCGAAAGCTTCGCGTCTTCACAGACACCACCCTGACCCTCGGCTTCACCAACGGGCAGGCACAGGTCACAGGGGCAGCCTTGCCCGTATCGCCTGACCCGGTCACCCCAGGCAGCGCCTTGGCAGGGGCTGAGCTGGAGGTCACAGACTCCGCGGGGACGGTGCAGAACTACGTCATAAAATGGGTGGAGCTCACCACCAGGCTCTACCTTGACCGGGCCTTCGAAGGGGTCACCGGAACCTATACAGCCAGCATCAAGCGCCGAGAGGTCTATCTGCCCTCGGACTGCATGACCCTGCAGAACCTCAGCGACCCCAAGGTGGGCATCCCAGCCAAAGCGCTATTCCTGTCCAAGTGGGAACGGGAAGACGCCAACCTTGACCCGGAGCTGTTGGGCACCATTGAGGCCTACCTGCCCTCTGAGGGTCGGCGCATCCCTGCGCCCCAGGTCCCCAGGGGTGTGGCTACGGTCGCAGGGGTGGGGCAGGGCGTCCGCACCATCAACCTCTATATGGTCAACGTAGAGGGACCGGCTGCGCAGAACTTCCCCACCTACCGGCCGGATGTCTCCAGCGGCTTTGAGTCGACCTTCTCCAAGGTGGCGACCTTCAACCTCAGCGATACCCAAACGCTGACGATGACGCCCGAGACCATCCCGAACGCCACAGGCTTGTACCGCCGGTACTACTTCACCTGTCCAGAGGCCAACATCCTGGCACCGGTCCGCATCCGGCACGCAAACGGGGAGGACGCTCTTGCGGTAGGGGCGGACACGGTAGCGCCCACAGGCGGCATCACCCTCAAGCCTGACCTCAGCCTCACCAAGCTCACCAGCCAAGGCTTCCAGGCGCGCGCCATCCGGTACCGCTTCAATCAGGCAGCGGTGTACCAGTCGGTGCAGCTGTACCCTCACCCGAGTGGAGACCAAGACGTCAATGTGCGCCAGGTCATCGCACCCACCCGGATGCAGGAAGACCAAGACGTGCCTCTCGTACCTGCTGCCTACGCTCAGGTTATCGCCTACGCCACACTGGAAGCCCTGAGCCTCAAGGTGGACAACGCTGCCCTCAGCCAGGTCTACCAGCGAAAGAAGGAAGTTCTCTATAAGGCGATGGAGCAGCGCTATCTCAAGGAAGTGCCGCGCCGCATCATCAAGGGCACACCGACCGCTGGGTATCGTTTTGTGCGCAATCCCTTCGGCCCCCTGCGCTTCTCATGAACCTGTCGCAATACCAGACGCCCCTTGCTGGGGGACTCGGCACCCGTCTGCCGCAGAATCCACAGGATGCCGGCAAGCTCGACAACTGGACCCTGGACAGGGTCTCAGGCGGGTGGTCTTCTCGGGTCGGTTACGAACGGTACCGGGTCGACTCCACGAACTGGGAGCCCTTCCAGAATGTGGGGCCAGTCTATGCGCTGCACGTAGCGCAGCAGCTCGCAGGAGGCGCGCGCCAGGCGGTCCTCTTTGAGGCAGACGGAAACCTTCACTATTATTACGACGCGGCAGGAGTTCCGGCGCTGCGCACCCTTGCAAGCGGCCGCCACATCCCCACACCCACCGAGGCAGGGGCGTGGTTCACCGATACCCCACACGGCACCATCATCACCAACGGGGTGGACCGGCCGGTCATTGTCGACCCCTGGCCCCTGGGCAACCTGTCCGAGTCTGCTGCTGCTATCGGTCGCTGCATTCGGCCGTTTGGCTTTGCCACGCTTCCGAGTGCGCCGGACGTTCTGCGCGTCGAGCCAATGCCTGCACAATCTGGCGGAACTTACAATCCTCCTGTGGTGGGTAATGGCGTCACCATTTGGTGCCCTACGAATCCGTCCGCTATTTCCGATGGGGGGCGCTGGGGTATCGGGTTCGGCACGAACACAGGTGGGGACACGGGCGACCTCCAAGCGTTTTTCGGCTACGCTGTGTCGTTCATCTCAAACACGGGCAGCGAAGGTCCAGCCAGCGAGCTGGCAACCACGTCATGGGGACTCCCCGCAGACGCCAAGGGGCTACGGCATGCTGTTGCTGTGCGCTTGCCTATCGGGCCAGAAGGTACCGTTGCCCGACGTCTCTACCGTACTCGAAATATGTCTGACGACTTTGGTGAGGCTGTAGGAGATACCACTCTCTTCCAGTTGGAAACCATCCGCAACAATGCGGAAGACCTGTACTTCGATGCGACAAGACCAAGGAACGCCAATTTCCCCAAGGCAGACCTGGCGACCGGTCCACTCCCTGCCCCTCGCGCGCGCTTCTCGGCACTTTTCAAGGGCAGTTTGTGGCTGGACGGCGGAATCGCTGACGGTTTCTCGCTGTACTTTTCGGCCCCTGGGCTGATAGAGCAGTTCGGGGCAGCCGACTACATCCAACTGGGTGCCGAGGGTGGGGCCATCACGGGCCTCTTTTCCAACTACACCACCCTCTTGGTCTTCCGAGAACGTGGCATCGATGTGGTCACGGGCACCTATACCACAGGCTTCCAAGTCACTACCATCAGCAACTCCATCACCTGCCTGAGCCCCCACACCATCCAGGCCGTCCCAGGGCTCGGGGTGGTCTTCCTGGCCACTGACGGCGTCTACGCCCTCACCGGTGGCCTGGAGGGTGGCGCCATTCAGGATGCCGTCAACCTGACAGTGGGGCAGGACGAGGTCATTGAGCGCATGACGCCCGACTGCCTGCCCAAGGCTGTGGGTATCTTCTCGGCAAAGCTCCGCGAGTATCACGTTTACTTTCCAGCCAATGGGCAGGACCGCCCCAACAGAGGTCTGGTGCTGCACGTTGACCGGCTGTCACTGGTGGACACCAGGCGCCTGAGTCCGTGGAGTATGCGCAGGGGTTTCCCTGTGGGAGCGCTCGCGACTCGGGCTGATGGTACCGTGCTATTCGGGCACCACACGGGCAACGAGTCAGGCAGCGCGACAACCGAGCGCGGTATCTTTGTGCTCTCGGGCAAGCGCGCCATGGGCTCTGCGGTCGTAGAGAATGCCATGGTGGACGACCCGCCACCCACAAGCACCTACCGCTCAGCATGGTGGGCAGCCGGAGACCCGCAGCTGCAAACACAAGTCGCCTACGTCACCATCTGGGTGATGACCACAGGTGACGCCAACATCACAATGCGGCACTACAAAGACTTTGACCTTGTACCCGTCGTGGAGCGCACCTACTTGGCGCAGCCCCCTGACGCTGTTGTGCTGCCCACGCTGGACAAGACCATCCTGGGGCAGAGCACCTACATCAAGGAGCGCCTGGTGCCCCTGCGGTACAGTGTGGCGCACATGTCTGCCGCTTGGTTCTGCTTCGAGCTGGAGACGACAGCAGACATCATCCTCGTGGGCCACGAGTACGAATTTACGACCAAGGGCACCAAGGTGGTGATGGGGCGGCGGGCATGAAGAAGTGGACACAGCGAGACGCAACCACGGGGGGCAGTGTTTCCCCCGGTGCACTCAATGACGAGCTGCGGGCACAGCAAAGCAGCATCACCACCTTGGACCGGGACCAGCTCCCTGCCGGTTACGTCACGACCAACCGTCTCAAAGATTTTGCCTTGATGCGGGTCTACAAAAATGCAGACTTCCCCACAGGCGGACAACAGAACACCGTTGTCGATACAACACATGTTCCAATCAATGCGTGGAACGCTGCCACTTTCCAGGCCTACCCAGGAGGCTGGCAGAACTGCAAAGACGGCGCAGCCGAGACCCTGACCGGGTGGAAAGGTGGGCATCTGCACATTGAATGGGCAGGGAATGCCTACATCATGGGCGGGTTTGGTTTTGGGGCTACCCAACCGTTCCCCAAGACTCCCCGATATGTCAACCTGCGCATCACAGCTAACGGGGTAACCATCGCCGAGAAGCGAGGACCGGCATACCATGAGGCTTTCCGGGTCATCGGTTCGTCACTCGTGCCTCAGGGTGACGTGTCCCTGCGCTTTCAATGGCGCATTCAGGGACCATCCTCCGATGATTCTGTCTTCAACAGCATAGTGGCATCATCAGGCGCTGAGCGCATCCCCCAGGTGCACCTCTACAGCATGCGGTACCTCGCAATTGGGAGATGGGTATGAGCAGGATTACCACAGACCCGGTGAGCCCTGGCGATGACCTCAACGCTGCCAGCCTGAACACTCGTTTCAGCGCCTACAATCAAACGGACCTCAACCAGTTCAACCACCGGGATGCAGCGCATGACCTGCCCCAGCTTTCTACGGGGTTTTTGCTGACCCATGCACAGACCCAAACCATCGGGCTGAACGACTACAAGCACGGTTCTTTTGTCACTGTTAGCGGCATGACATCAATGCCTCACGTAGGCAGCCCAGTGGCCAACGGCTCCGGGGCAGTGTCTGAGATGAGCTTCGGGTCAGGCCTGACCGTAGACAATGACGAGCTGCTGCGCGCCTACTGGGACCTCTCAGTCTTTGCCAACCCTGGCAGCAACTGGGACAGCGCTACCAGCCTCGGCTTCTACACTCTGCCAGATGGCAGCCTTGGCACTCGAAAAACCAGCACCTGGGGCGCATGCTGGGTTCTGTATCTTGAGTGGGACATCACCAGCGCAGCCCGAGCAGCATACGTCCCCGTATCGGGTCAATCAGACTTCAGGACTGCTATCGGCTCAAAGTTTGGGGCAGCACTTGCAGACACTCAGGCCTCTTGTGTGGTGCCTGCCGACTTGCGCTATGCAGACCGCCCTACCGGTGCGACGGGTGTCGCGCTCCTGCCCCGTCCGAGTGTTCAAAGCACCCAGGCATGGCGCGGAATTTCAGGAGCGTGGTTCTACACTCCAGCAGGCGCGACAACAATCTACGGTCTGCGCGTAGTCATCAAGGGCATCATGCACCCGCACAGCGTAGGCACAGCCAACTACCTCGTACACGACACCGGCTATAGCAACGGCGCCAGCCTGTCTTACAATGGCGGCAATCTGTCCGTACTCAAGCAGAGGGTCAAATGAGCTACAGCCCTCCCACAACCTTCTCTGATGGCACTGTCCTGACCTCTGCCAACCTTGAAGGCAACTTCGAAGCCTTGCGGGTGTATTTGCACGGTGGAGTTGTGGCGGGTGATATCGAGACAGCCCAGTGGATTGACACCCGCCACATCCAGCCCCCGAAGTTCGAGGCATTCTCTGGGGTCCAACATGGGGTTACCGGCCATCAAGGAGGCAGCGACTCGGGCATGGTTCGCTTGACCTTCTGCACCAAGTACCTCACCGGGGGAGGACGAACCGATACGAACACCTTCGAGGTCATTCCGGGCACAGCCATCACAATCGATTGTCGCAGGGCATGTACCGCTGTCTTTCATTTTTGGTTCGAGATTGAATGCGGACCTGACGAAAGCACCGGGGCAGGCCAACCGACACCAAACACCAGACAGGTCTGGGTCGCTCCCTACGTCGACAAACCCATCACAGCGTTCAGCCAATATAGCTCCCATGCCCAGGAGGGCCTGAACCAGCAAGGGGGAAGGTGGAGGACCACAGACCCTATCGGCGCTGCCGTTCCCTACCCTGCAGCAGGAGCCTATCAGTCCCGAGATGGTGTTCTGGTCCACAGCGCGCCCAACGGTCGTTTCACTTTCGGGCTTGCTTCCCACTCTCAGATTGACCGCGTGGCTGTGGTTAACTGGGGTGTGGCCGTCGAATCCTTCTATCTCTGAGGTAGTTCATGCCACTCACACTAGCCACAGGCCTGCTAATCGGGGCAGGCGCCGCAAAAGTCGGCTCTGCTATCGCCACAGGCATCGGTAACCGCCGGGCAGCCAAGGCGATGCGCCTCACACCCGAGCAGGAGGCAGAGCTTGCCCGACTCAAGGCGCGCCAGGCACGCGGAGAGCTGGGACTCACCGGCCAGGAGGAACGAGCGATTCGGCGTGACTTCGAGGGCGCGCAGGATGCAGTCACCAGAGACCTGGAGAACATGCAGCTGCAGCAAATGGCAGCGCAACCACAGGCAGTCACGGGCAGAGACATCTTCCTGCAAGCCCAGGCAGAGCAGGACGTTCTACGCGGCGCCGCTCAAAAGGAAAACGTGGCAATCCTGGAAGCCAACCAGCAGGAAAAGGCACTGGAAGAGGCAAGGATAGCAGAGCTGGAGGGGCAGGCCACAGCAGCAGCAGCTGCCATGAAAGCTGCCAACCTTTCCTTCCTGACCGGGGGACTGAGCGCAGCCGGAGATGTCGGCATGCAGGGCGCTAGCATGGCCTTCCAGACGGAGATGCAAAAGGCAGCAATCCCCAAGCAAAGCACTCAAGACGTTTTTCTGCGCTACCAGCCCACCCGCCCTGCCGATGAGTTTACCTTCGGTGGGGACTTTGTCCCCCTGACCTTCTGAGTCCAGCCATGCCCAGTACCAGCTTCACCGGCAAGCGCGCCAACTTCATAGAGCAGTACGCCCGGACCGTCGCAGCGTACCAGCGGTATCAAGACATCACGCGCGAAATTCAATCTGAGCAGGACCGCCTCAACTGGTTGGACTCTCAGCTCGTGGCCGAGAACCAGAACCTCACCAACCTGCAGGAGGTCTTCCGGGTGCGCCCGCAGGACCTTGGCAGCGCTCAGGCTTTGCTGCAGCAGCAGTATGCCTCTGAGGATGAAACCAGGCGCCGCGCAGCTGCGGGCAGGCTTGCGCGTGCCGAGGCCTCGGACATCACAAACGAGGAGAAAGTAGCCCTCACAACTTTGGTGACCCCAGGCACCCAGTACAACCAGAAAGAAGCGCGAGACCTTGCGCTTTCATTGATTCGCGAAGACTCCACACCCCAGCAGACTGCTGAAGTGTTGCGCATCCTTCAAGCCGGGGAAATCGACGCAGGCACCATCAAAGCCGTAGAAGCCAGGGCAGCCCGTGTGGCCCGTGGCAGGGTTCCCAGCGGCGCCGCTCGGGCACTGACACCCGAGGAGCAAGCTGCAGAGCGAGCGCTGCAGCAGCAGCTTGAGGCGGCTTTCTTTGCCGGTCCTGCAGGTATCCGGGGAGGCTACGACGGGCAGGCCATCGTGGAGCGGCGAGAGCAGACAGCAGCCCCAGAGGGTGTGAGTTTTGCCACCGAGGCCGATGCCTTCGATGCTGCCCTTGTTGCGCTGCAAGATGGCGCCATCACAGAAGACGAGTTTGAGAGCGCTGCAGACTTCCAGCTCGCAAAGAAGCTGTACGATGAAGCGAAGGCAAAGCGAGCATACCGAAACGACCAGCGCGCCAACTTTGAGCAGGAAGTCCTCAAGTCTCGGCAGCGGGTGGCACAGCTGGAGACAGCCCGAGCCGAGGCGCCTGGTGCCCAGTACACAGACCCGGGCAGGGAGCGCGCAAAGCGCGAACTCATCGCCCGTGGCTTTGACCCGGACAAGAACGGGGGGCGCTACCTGCAATATCAGCAGAGCCCATACTATGATGCGATGATTCGGGCAGACGACATCCTCACCGATGTCATCAGCGCAGACATGGAGCTCGAAGCGGTCAACAGAAACCAGCGCCTGGCTGCAGACCTCATCCGCCAGCTCGATGCACGGGGCAAGCCCTACGACATCACCAAGGTGGAGAAGCAGCTCGGGAAGGTCCTCAAGGGTGACGAGCTGCAGGAGGCGCTTGCCTTCGCGCTTGCCACCAAGGAATACGACGCGCGCGGCTTCGAGGCACCCAGCCAGCGAGAACTCCAACGGGCAGCAAAGCAGCGGGCAGCTACCGAGGAGGAGCAGGCGCGCGCCCTGGACAAGGAAATCACCGACACCATGGAGGGAGAGCTTGACCAGCAGGCCCTCTTTATGCAGCGCCTGCCCAAAGACACGGTTCCCCCCGAAGACACAGCGCGCGTGCAAACTCGGGCAGCACAGGCAGCAGAGCGACAGGTGAGCGAGATTGAGTTCAAGACTGCTGCATCCGACGCCCCAGACCCTGCGCCTACTCCTGCGCCGGTTGTGGCCGAGGTCTTCACAGACCCCAATGATAGTCGCCTATCCTATCGTCGCGTTCCGAGTGGCTTCGCAGTCTTCGAGAAGGGCAAAGCCAAGCCGACCCTGGCAGCCACAGGGACCCGCGCCTTCCAGAGTATCGAGTCAGTGTTAGCAGGCGGTGCCCCGCTGCCCCTGCCCACTCCTGCGCCGGTTGTGGCCGAGGTTGCCGAGGTAGCGCCTGCCGCGCCTGCAGCACCTGCAGGAGAGGCCGAGCCTGCGCCCATGCGAAAACGCATCGCAGACATGACAGACGACGAGCTGCGCGCCCTGGCAGGTGAATAGTGGCAACCGCTGAGGAGGCCCGCATTGAGCTTGCACGGCGAGAGCTTGCACGGCGAGAGCTTGCACGTAGGCAGGCCGAGGCCCTGCCTGTGCGCCCCATGCGAGCCGAGCAGACGCCCATTCCGGAAATAGCCCCTGCCGCTGAGTTGGAGACAGCCCGAGCCGAGGCTCTTGAGCAGCGCATCTCTGAGGAGATGGCACCGAGGGGTGGCAACATCCCAGCAGGAGAGTTCTCTACCGAGCGCGAACGGGTAGCAGCTCGTGCAGAGCGACAGCAGACACAGGAGACCCGCCAGGTGCTACAGCCGGGCAGGGAGGGACCGCAGAGGGTGGCAGAGGGTGGCATCCCGCTGTTCAGGCCTACCCGTATTGTGACTCAGGAAATTCCTGCCGTGACGCCAGAGGGTGAGATTCTGACCGAGCGCAGCATCGTAGGCGAGGACGGGCGTCTTCGGCAACCGACTGCAGACGAGGAGACAGCCGAAACCTTCGCGCTGCAGCCCATCCTTGGGGCTGAGTCTGCCCGAGTCATCAGCGAGCGGGTGAGGGCCGAGCAGGCCGAGATTGACCGTAAGGTAGCAGCAGGCGAGGACGTAAGCCCCTTCGAGATTGCAGGGGCAGCCCTCGGTGGCATCCTGACCCGACCGGGCGAGACCGCCGGAGTGGTAGAGGCAGAGCTTGGGGCGGCTTTGCGGTCAACCCTGGGGTGGGTGTCTGCGCTCGCTGCAGAGGGCTACTTCCGTGGCCTCGGCTATGAGGTTGACAAGAACGGCATCCCTGTAGACCCGGATGACTTCGGCTTTGCCATCGCGCAGGGGCGCAGAGCCCTCGGCCTGCCAGAGGTTGTGTACCCCCTGCAGGCCGTCAGCAAACCGTTCCGAACCATGGTTGGCGGTCTGAGTGAAGAGGCCGAGCAGCAGCTTGAGATGCTGATAAAGTCGGTGCCGCAGCTCGCTGTCCCGCTTCCTGGTGTAGCTACGACGAGTCAGACGCGAAAGCTCACCACATTCGACCCAGAAGGCAGGCGCACAGTCCGCCAGGTGCAAGTACCCAACCCCACAGAAGACTTTTCGGGCTGGCTTGAGGCCACACAGCGCCGCGTCTCGCAGAACGTGGCATCAGGCCGTACCATGGGCGATGAGTTCCTTGACACCCCTGCCCTGCGGGACTGGTATGCAGAGGTCTGGGGGAACCCGGATGCCGCCTACTTCGGAGGCAGTTTGCTGGAGTTGTTCATTCCAGCCGGACCGGGCACAGCAGCCAAGGGCGCCAAGGGTGTGGCAAAGCTCACCAAGGCAGACAAGGTCACCAAGGCAGCGGTCAACGCTGCAGGCCGGTCCGCCATCCGCGCAGCTGAGGCAATCGAGCAAGGCAGGCCGGCGGGCAGGCTGGCAAAGCAGGCCCAGGCAGCAGCCCTGGCTATTGCCAACCCAGTGGCAGACGTAGCAGCAGCAGTGACACCGGGGAAGCTCTCAGACGGTCGCGTAGTGCGCCGCGTGGCTGAGCAGGTCCTTGATGGGGCAGCGTTGGACAGAGCAGATGCAGCCCGAGCCAAGGCAGCCATCAAGGCGACGAGCAGAACGCCAGAGGCCATCATGCGAGACGTGGCACCCATCCTGGGGGACCGTGCTGCAGTCTTCGGCCGCGCCCTGGTGCAAAACATCCCTGATGATGTGGTCATGATTACCACCAATGTAGGAGTACCACGGGTCCATGCCAACAGCATGCGCGCGAGCCTCGGCCGGTATCGGCGCCAGGTTTTCAGCGGTAGCCCCAAGGATGTCACCCACAAGCTGCCCGGTGAGCTCGGCGAGCAGGTGGGGAGGTTCGACAACTGGGGAGACATGCCCGCCAACCTGCGCAGGCAGGCCACGATTGTGCTCGAAGATGCGCATGCCATCAGCCAGGCACCCAAGCAGGCGCGCCTTGCGCGAGACCTTACCAGCCTACAGACGTGGTTCAGAACCACAGACCAGAGCCTCACCCAGCGCCTGCTCAAGTCTCAGGGCTTGGACTCTCCTGCCATGCGCAGGGCTCGGGCTGTGCTCCGCCTGCGCGCGCTGCCCCTACAGGCTGAGACTGCTGCCGTAGTGCAGGCCCGCCAAGCCATCCGAGGGGCAGCCACTACCGAGCTGCAGCGCCTCGGCAAGCGGCTGGCAGTTCGCAGCAGGGAGTTGGGGAACGCTGATGATGCAGTGGACAGTGTGTTTGCCGAGGAGTTGGCAGCCTCTCCCAGCCCCATCAGCCCCACCGAGGCATGGCAAAAGGTCATGGGCGCCATCTACGGCGATGAAGCAGCGGGCCAACGGCTGTATTCTGTCGCAATTCAGAAGAGGCTAATCCCGAGCGCCAACGGAGAGGACGCCCTGCTGCTGCCTACCGTCGACACCCTGCGCGGCGTAGATGTAAGCCTGTATGATGATGGTGTGGAGGGGGTCATTGGTGTGCGGGGTACGAACCCCATCACCAAGCACATGGCCCCGGACTACCAGAAAGCGCTCCTCAAGGTTGCAGTCGAGGAGGGCACCAAGAAGAGGCTGGCAGCCCGTGGCAGGCTCACCGAGGCCATCGGCTCAGCGATTGAGGCACAGGTCACTCAGGCCTCTCAAGTGCCTCCAGGCCTGGCGCGCCTGGCTGAGCTGCTGGGGGATGGGGTCATCGATGAGTTGCCCGTGCTCCGTAGTGTGGACCGGCTGCGCGCTCGGGTCTACGACCGCAACTCAAGTATTGCAGAGCGCATCCTGGCCGAGAACGGGGAGGAGTTCGCTGAGTTCATCGAAGGCATCGCACCAAGGGCGCGCGGAGGCCTGACCACAGTGGCCAAAGAGCTGTTCGAGCTGGCAGCCGGTACAGGGCGCCGCAACTTCACACAAAATGCCACCTATGGGTATGTGCTGCCCAATGTTGTGGGCTTCCCCATGGCACTGTTCAAGCAAATCATCACCCCACTGCTCACCGTTGGACTGCGAGACTCTGCAGACATTGTGAACCGGGTCATCCGTCGGCGCGTCTTCGGGGGCGGACTGACCACCAATGATGGGGTCTACTACACCGGCAAGCAGCTGCACGACCTTGGTGAGGAGCTGGGCCTCGGCTACACTACGGTATCCTCCGAGCGGGTGGGCAGCATCGCAGACGATATCCTGCGAGACGCGCGACGGGCAGCAGAGGGACCGCTTGAGGGTGTGGTCAAGCGAGAATTCAACCCGCTGGACAAGTCCTTTTATACCCGAACTGCTGAGGCGATTGAGAAGTCCATGAGACAGGGCGCCTTCGAGGCGGAACTTGTGAAGGGACGCACACCGGCCCAGGCAGCCGAGTACGCGCGGCAGGCCTTCTTTGATTACTCCGAGGTACCCGAAGCCATCCGCAGCACCCTGGGGCGGTTCGTCGCAACTGCTGCAGGCAACTCCAAGCTGTACACTGAACTCATCAAGGCAGTCATGAGCAACCCAGCCAAGGCGCGCCTGGTGCTCAAGGCGCAGCTGCAGAAGGCGAGGGCACAGGACCCGTACAATCTGCACGGAGACAAGGCACTAAAGTCCCTGGGGCTTGTCACAGAGGGGAATGATGTCTACTTCGGGCCAGAGGTCCCCATCTTTGCGCCTGCAGATGTGGCCCTTGGCATGGCTCGGCAGGGCAACCTTCTGGTTCAAGACCTTAAGGTCGCAAACCAAGCAGCCGAGCAGGTGGGGGCAGAGGTCAACCAAGTGGTGGAAGGCGCGCAGACCATCACCCGGAGCCTCAAGGATGTGGCGCTGCCTGTTGTGCTGGATGCCTGGGACCGCTTCGAGGCTGTGCCGGATGCCGGACCGGTGAGCCCAGAGGGGGTCGCCCCCATCACGGACGAGAAGATGTTTTGGGCTGCTGCCCTGTATGCGCACAGCATGGACGCCAGCCGAGACTTGGGCCTTTGGGACTGGTTCGAGCGTGTCTTCAAGCCCGAGACGGTCCCGCCGCCGGAAGGCAAGAAAAACGAACAAATGCCCGAGTATTGGGCAGAAGCGCCCAAGGGGCAGCCTCATGTCTTGTGGGGTCGCGATGAGACCGGCCTGCCGCTGTACAAGGTGCTCAAGATGTCGGGTGATGGCCAGACAGCCATGGACCTGCTGCGGGCAGCATCTCCCAAAGCATTGGAGCAGGCGTTCGTAGCCGGTACCGGGTTTGTGGAACCCGTGGCAGCTCAGGCACAACCGACGGCCGTCTTCGGGGGTCGCGCGCTGCCTGCTTCGCCTGCTGCTGCTGTGCTTGATGCCACCCTGGGCAGGGCACCGGAAGCAAACCCGGAGACCGTCAGACGCGCGCAGCTGCAGGAAGTCTCTGAGGTCATGCAGGGTCAGTAGTGATATGATGGGGCTGCGCAGCCAGTCCAAGCAAGAGGAGGAGCGCTATGCCCACCCGAATCACCCACTTTCTGCACCACAGCCCTGTCACAGGGAATCAAAGCATCCTCACGAGCTTTGACACCGGTGTAGTTCATGCCCATGACCTGCAGTCCTTCCTTCCTGATTTCCAGCGGTTCAGCCGCAATTTCCGCGGCATTGTGCAGGGCATCACGGTCAAGCTGACGGGCAGCACCAGCCCCACCAAGGTC